ACAATCTGCTAGAGGTATAGGTGGAGAGGGTATAAATGTTAATTTTAACATCAACACAGTAGACGCATCAGGATTTGAAGATTTACTATTTAGATCAAGAGGTGCTATATCATCTTTAATAAATCAAGCAGTAAATGAACAAGGTAGAGGGTCAGTAGTATAATGTCAGGTGCGTTTCCAATATCAAATTCTAAATTCTCTACAATGGGAATTAGATCATCACAAAATACAATTCTTTCATTAACAGATAGTGGTAAAAAATTATCAAGACAAATTGATGGCCAAAGATTTGGTTTTACTGCAAAGATTATTACTGCAAAGCGATCTGATGTTTATGGCGAGTTGATGGGCTTTATAATGAAGCAAAGATCAGGCAAAGAAAATTTTACAATAGTTCCACCGGAAGTAAAAGATGCTAGAGGAAGCGAAACAGGAACAGTATTAGTCAACGGCTCTCATACTGCTGGAGATACTACTATCGCTATGGACGGATTTGCTAGTGATACTGCTGGTGCTTTAAAAACAGGTGACTTTATAAAGTTCGCTAATCATTCAAAAGTATATATGGTTGTAGCAGATGTAACTCCTAGTTCTAATTCAGCAACAGTTACAATAGAACCACCTTTAGTTTCTAATCTAGCAGATAATGAAGCAGTAACTTACGATAGTGTCCCATTTACAGTATATTTAACAAATGATGTGCAAGAATTTGGTGCAATAGGTTCAGATGCGTCAGGAAACTTATTGTATCAATTTGAAATAGATGTTGAAGAAGCCCTTTAATGAAAAAATATAAAATCACGCACTTAGTAAGTGCCGAGTTTGTTGCAGAAGCTATTGTTACAGAAGATCAAATAGACACCAATAAGAATGATCTAAAAGACTATAAGAAACCTGATAGCAAATTTAACTTTACTATGTTAAAAGGGTCGGAGAACATAATTAGAACAACTTACGAGGAACATGACGAGAAGCTTAACGACAGCAGTAAAGAACCAACTAGCAACAAATGATATTAGACCCGTACACCTTATCACCATTGGTTTCTCTACTCCTGTTAATATTACTGACTGTTCTTTTTCGTTAACTTCTTCCGTTTCTGGCTCATCAGTAACTTATGATGCAAGTGATTTTGTTTTAGATATATCTAGTTTTAACGAACAAACCGATCTTACCAAAGGTACATTAAACCTTATATTATCTGGTGCTAATACAACTTATATTGCAGTAGTTCTAAATGAAAATGTAATTAATGATGATGTAACTATTTATAGAGGAATATTAGATAGTAACAATTCACTCATTGCTGACCCTATATTATTATACAAAGGTACAATAGACGGATTTGATATTAATGAAGATCAAACATCAAGTTTATTAAATTTAAAAGTCGTATCTCATTGGGCAGATTTCGATAAAAAATCTGGTCGTAAAACTAACAATACATCACAGCAAAGATTTTTTAGTACAGATGTTGGAATGGATTTTGCATCAGAAATGGTACAAGATATTAAGTGGGGTAGAAAATAATGCAAGAAATTATTAATTTTTATAAAACTTTTGACAGATACAATGATTGTGATGATGAAATAATATCAGAACAAATTGAACAATGTTATAAAAATAATCAATTTAAAGTATTTAAAGAAAACAACAAAATATATGGATTTGTTAATTGGGCATATTTAGATGATGAAAGTTTAAATTATTTTTTAAATACAGGAGAGATAGAAGATTTTAATTGTGGCAAAAATGTTATCCACTTAGATTTATTAGCAAAAAAAAATATAAAACAAATATATAAATGGTCGAAAAAAAACCTTGCAGAAAAAATAGGAGTTGGAAACAAAACACAATGGATAAGACTTAATAAAGATAATGGAATTAGAAATATAGTTTATAAAACTATAAAGGAGTCTTGGAATGGGTAAGCCGTTTAAAAGAGCAAAAAGAACAGTAAAAAAAGGTATATCAGGTTTAGTAAATTTAGGTAAAAAAATTGTTAAAACTGCTGTTAATGTAGTTCAAAAAGCTGTCTCTTGGATTACTCCGTCATTTCCTACTTTTGATGCTTCGTTTGGCGATACGCCAATGGATAACTACGAACAAGGTTTATTACTAAACAAACAATCAAATGATGCTTCTATTCCTGTCATTTATGGTGAGAGAATGTTAGGTGGAACTCGTGTATTTTTAGAGTCATCAGGAAGTCAAAACCAATCACTTTATATGGCATTAGTTTTATGTGAGGGCGAAATTCAATCTATCGAAGAAATATATGTTGATGATAGATTAGTTACTTGGACAGGTGCATTATCACATGGAACTCAAGTAAATTCTAACGATTCTTATTATAGACGTAGTGGTGTTTCATATATTCAAGTTCAACCTTTTTTTGGAACAGATACGCAATCATCATCAAGTCTTTTAAGCACATTATCATCATGGGGAAGTAACCATACTTTATCTGGTGTTTGTTATCTTGCTTTTAGATTTTTATGGAACCAAGATGTATTTGGTGCAATTCCACAAGTAAAAGTAAAATTAAAAGGGAAAAAAATAGTAACATTAAATTCATCTTTAGTTGAGTCTAGTGAAACATATTCAACCAATCCAGCATTTTGTATTTTAGATTATTTAAGAAATACAAGATACGGAAAAGGATTAGCAACAACAGATATTGATTTACAAAGTTTTTATGATGCGTCAGTTGTTTGTGAAACACAAGTCACACCATATTCTGGTGGTAGTGATATAAATATATTTGATACAAACTATGCTTTAGATACAGGAAGAAAAGTAATGGAAAATTTAAGAGAGTTAGTAAAAGGTTGTCGAGGTTACTTACCTTATACACAAGGTAAATATAAACTAATTATTGAAACAACAGGTTCAGCTTCAATAACTTTAACCGAAGATAATATCATTGGTGGTTATGTACTTTCAAGCCCAGAAAAAAATTCAAAATATAATAGAGTTATAGTTTCATTTATTAATCCAGATAGAAACTTCCAAGTCGATCAAGCACAATTTCCACCAATAGACGATAGTGGCCTTGCAAGTGCAGATCAACACGCAACAATGAAAACTGCTGATGGTGGAGTTTTATTAGAGGGTCGTTTTGAGTTTCCTACATTAACATCACCATATCAAGCAGAAGAAATGGCAGAAATTATTTTAAGAAGATCAAGAGAGTCTTTAGCATTACAAATAACTGCTGATTTTAATGCTTATGATTTAGCAATAGGTGATATTTTAGGAATTACCCACACATCATTAGGATTTTCAGCTAAAAATTTTAGAGTGTTATCTATGACATTTAACGAAGATTACACAATCAATCTTAATTTGGTAGAATATCAAGCATCACATTATACTTGGGCAACAAAACAACAAGTATCAAGTACACCATCAACAAATTTACCAAGCCCATTTACTATTCAAGCACCAGCAAGTGTAACACTATCTGACACTTTAGTAGAATATAATGATGGAACTGTCATTGTAGCTTTAGATATAACTATTGGAGCATCTACAGACAAATTTATAGATTATTACCAAGTTGAATATAAGTTAAATTCAGATTCTAATTTTATTATATAC